AGATACAACCTACATGGCTAATGTAGCGTCAGCAAGTGCGGTAAGCACAGTAGGAAATCAATTCACAATTGATAGTTTCCTATTGGCGGAAAAGCTATACCAAGTACTCTTACGGGTAGCGGTAAGCGGGGGAACCGTGGACGATTGGATGGATGCAACATATGGAATGAAGCCAAGCGGAAAAATGGAAATGCCGATGTTTATCGGAGGAATGAGCGAAGAGGTACAATTTCAGGCAAAATACTCCATGGCAGCAACAGAAGGGCAACCGCTAGCCACCTTAGCAGGAACCGGAGGTTTGGGCGGCAACCGAAAAGGAGGCTACATACGTATCAACGAAGTAAAAGAACCAAGTACGTTAATGGTGATAGCATCGTTAACACCCAGGGTAGTGTATACCCAAGGGAATAAATGGAGCTTAAACCTACAAAGCGTAGACGACTTGTTTAAACCTAAATTAAACGGGATCGGATTTGAAGACCTACAAACGGAAACACTTGCGTGGTGGGACGTAAAACACAATGGTACAACATGGGTAAAAAAGAGCGCAGGAAAACGCCCAGCATGGCAAAATTACCGAACAGCGGTACATAAAGCGTTTGGGAACTTCGCAATCCCAAACAATATTATGTACATGACGTTGGCGCGTCGGTATGAGTATGATGTAACGACAGGAATACAGGATTTAACCTCCTACGTAGACCCAAATAAATTCAACTTCATATTCGCGGAAGCGGATTTGAGTGCAATGAATTTTTGGGTACAAATTGAGTGTGACTTGCAACTGCAAAGACAAGTAGCGGCAAGGGTGATGCCAAATCTTTAATATTCATGGGGTTTTGGTAAAGGTTGTGTAAGCGGGAGGCTTATACGTAAAATGGCACAAACCATCTCCGATACTTTAACTAAAAACAAAAAAACAATGCTTAGATCAAGACCAGAACGCACCAGCATTCGGTGTAATGACTCCTACGAAGGTGAGTCGATTGAAGAAAAAATGAGAAGGGTGCGCATGCAAAATGCACCTATCGAAGAAACAGGACAAGGAATTTGGCCAGAAGGAACGGAAGTTTTACCGTTACACGACGTGAGAACAGATAGGTTCGACCTTGCACTAGAGGCGGCGAATAATACAGAAAAAGCATTGACGGCACGCGGGGAAGCAGCGCCGGAAATGGAAAGAAAGGAAGAGAATGTTGGCGGCGAAGGTGAACAAGCACCAACGGACACCAACAAGTAAGTACAGACGCGACTTGTTTATAAAACAATCATTATTAATGACTTAAAAGGCGGTACGCGTCTGTACTATATAATCAAGTACGGTGTGCCGCTTTTTAAGAAAAAGCGGAACCAAAAATGGAACCATTCGGAATGATAGCGCAAGCGGCAGGGGACATAGGGTTAGGCCTGATAACACAAGGCATAAACAACAGGAACCAGATAAGCCAGCAGAAGAAGTTAAACGAACTACAGTTCGATATAGACGGAAGAGCGTTGGCAAGACAGAAATCAGCAGAGCTTCAACAGTGGAAAGACACAAGCTACGGAGCACAACTGAAAGAAATGAAAGACAACAATCTGAGTCCAGGTATGATATACGGAGGAAGTGGTGGAGGAGCTGGGCAACTAGGGGGAAGCGCAGGAAGTGTAAGCGCACCGAAGGCAACAGCAGGAAACGGAATGGACTTAATGACGGTAGCACAAAGAAAACTGATAGAGGCTCAGACGGAAAACGTCAAAGCGGATACAGTAAAGAAAAGCGGAGTAGATACAGACTTAACAAAATGGCAAGCAAGGCAGGCAATGAATGTGTCACAATTCTACGTAGACACATACGGGGACAACTACAGGAAAGTGAAGGCAGAATTGGAAATACTGGAAAATCAAGCGAAAACAAGTCACGAAACACAAAGTACGGAGGTGAAACTAAAACAAGCAGAACTAGTGGGGCTAGGGATAGCAAATGAACTAAAACGAGCACAGAAAGGCCTCACGGAAGAACAAATGAAAGCCACAGCAGAAATGGTTAAACAAAAATGGCAAGAAGTGAACATAAAACAAGGACACTTAGACTTGGATAAGTTCATTAAAGATGTCAAAGAATCAACAAAATTAACAACCGAGTCCATCATAAGAGTGATAGGACTACTAAAATAAAAGCATGTGCCTGTACGGTAGGATAATGAGAAACCCAAAGTACAGAGCAAACAAGAAGAACGGCGGGAATATACCGGAAATGAAAGACAACAGAGTACAGTATGTTCCCGTTAGTTGTGGAGTTTGCTTTGAATGCATGAAACAAAAGTCGAACGACTGGAAAATAAGATTGATGGAAGAAGTAAGAGACAACCCAGGAGGTAAATTCGTAACGCTAACATTTACGGAAGAAGCACTAGTAAAGTTAGGAAGGAATATAAAAGGATATGAAGGATATGCGTTGGAGAACGAGATAGCGACAAGAGCGGTGAGATTTTTCACTGAAAGATGGAGGAAAAAATTCAAAAAAGCACCTAGGCATTGGTTAATAACAGAACTTGGACACGAAGGTACGGAAAGAATCCACCTACACGGTATAATATGGGCAGATGATGCTAGAGACATAGAGGAAAGATGGAACGCAGGGAAATATAGATACGGCTGGGTATGGAAGGAAAAAATAGTAAATGAAATAGCAGTTAACTACGTTAACGAAGAAACGGTAGGGTACATGATGAAATACGTAAGTAAAACAGACCCGAAACACAAAACATACAAACCAATAATACTATCAAGTAAAGGTATGGGAAAAGGGTTTGTAAATAGATTCGGATTCGAGAGATCGAAATACCAAGGAGTAGAAACAAAAGCAGAATACGTCACAACAAGTGGACACAAGGTAGGACTTCCGATATACTATAGAAACAAAAGGTATACGGAAGAAGAAAGAGAGCAACTATGGTTGCAAAAGTTAGATAAAAACGAAAGATGGGTAGGGGGAGAAAAAGTAAAAGCAGACGACGACAAAGAATATTACGGTCTGCTAGAATACTACAGAAGATTAAATAGAGAAATGGGCTATGGAAGCCCAGAAGATTGGGACGTAATAGAATACGAAAACGACAGACGTAAGATAATACAAGCCAGGAGGGTAGAAGGATTCGAAGAATGAAATGGATGCGCGCCTAGGGCGCGACGGCTCCCTTCCGGGCTCACTATCACTCGATCCTGCTGACTAAACCCTCCAGGCAACCTCATAAGCTACCGCAGCGGCAAATGAGCGACAGATGAGCGACAAAAGTGTGAGGTGTTGGTTGTCTCCAATGTTTCCACCCTACGGGATTTAGCTAGGGCCATCCCTTGCGGGCAGAACATGGAACAACCAACGGCGTGAGTGTGCACCACATACGAGCGGGCAAAAAGCGAGAGTGTGTGGCAACTGCCTGCGGCGCAGCTATGAAGACATAATGAAATTAGTAAAATAAATATATGAAAAACATGAAAAAAGATTTGGAAAAACAAAACGCGTAACGTATATTTGTATTATCAAAAGGGGGAGAACACCCCTAAGGTGTAAAATCAAGCCGTACAACCAAAAGGGTATGTGTACGTATTTGAAAGGCGGGATAATAGGGTTATCCCTAGTGAGGGGGGGTAATGGGTTCGATTCCCAATAACCCACAATGTTCCACGTGGAACATTAAAAAAACAAGCATGAAAACATGGATAATCGCAGCAGTATGCATACTGACTGCTTATTGCATAACAGATTCAAAAAACAAGAAATGAAGTTCGACATGGCAATCATTGCGTACGATGAAAAGGAAAACATAGCTCAAAAGGTAGAGCTACACAATCTATCATTCATAGTAATGTTAGGAGTACTGGTGGGGTTTCCCAGAAAGAAACACGCATCAATAACAGTAGCTATCACAGCATCAACGGAAGATTCCGAGGACTAAAAATCTATTTAAAAACAATCAAATACAACTAACATGGCAAAGCCAACAGTAACAGCAATCAAATGGGAAAACGTAGACGGCAAAGAGCTGCTATATCTAAAGATAGAAGGCGGCGGAGAAACCTATACGGTAAACGTGGGACAAAAAACCTACGACGCGGTTATAGCGATGGAGAAACAAATGGAACTACCGATGAAGGTAGAGGAAAAGAAAGCGGATAAAGGTGGAAATCCGGGATAGATACGTGACGGAAATAACGTACGTATTGCACGAAGAAGAAGAGGATGGAGGTTTAGTACTTCCATCCTTCAACAAAAACAAATTCATCACAGTAGAAAAAATAAAACATGCAAGCGACAGAAGCAAACACTGGGTTACTGTTAGATGGACATACATCGTCAGAAGAAAACCCGAACAACTTACGCTTTTCTAGCGAACCAATCAAAGGAAGTCCATTTTCAGCAGTAATGCAGGATGACAAATGGTGTATCACGTGGGGAATGTGGAGAGTGAGTGATATGTTGGAAAGCAGGGAAGAAGTCGATATATACATGGAGGAACAAAAATGGAACCTGATGTGTGCATACATGGTAGCACTACAACAAGCAGCCAGACGGTACGACAAAGAAACGGAAAAAACACCGGAAGAAGTAGAGCTAGAAGAGGCGATCGTAAAGGTAGAAAATTCAATAACCAACTAAAATATCTTAAATGAGTAAAGTAACGCTAGGAGGCGACAGGCTCGGCGTAGAAGGGAAAATGACCGTTGAAATGAACGGATTCCCGACGGCACCAGCGAACATGCGCCAAATATGGCAAAACACACAAAGCCCAGGCACATTACCTGTAGTAATGACTGAAGTGTTGTTGCCAGGAGACAGAGGAAGCTTAAAATTCAATGCACGGGTAGATACATTACCGACATTGGGTCCGCTATTCTCAAGCTTCAAACTACAAATCGACACATTTATCAGTCCTTGGAGACTGTACAATAGTCGAATGAGAGGAAACATGACAGGAGTAGGCTTGACAATGAACACGGTCAAACTACCAACAATGACCCTAACAGCAAAACCAACAGCAGACGGAACTGATGATATAGATAATTCGCAAATCAACCCGTCATGCCTACTAAAATACTTAGGACTAAGCGGAATTGGAATAGCGCCAACGGAAGAAGAAACAAGAGACTTTAACGCGGTTGACTTGTTAATATATTGGGATATCTATGAGCGATACTATGCGAATCAGCAGGAGAAACGGGGTGCAGTTGTTCATTGCGGAGATGGAGTAGCCACACCGCAAACAATAACATCATTACAAGTGTATGACGACTATTCAGGGAACCAAGTAACAATACCTGAAACGCCAGGAATATCCGAGCCGATACTATTAAGACCCGGCAACTACATAAAAATAAACCACACAGCAGGAACACCTCCAGACCCCAAACAAGTATACTTAAAAACAGAAAACAATGGGCTGGTGAGTGTATTTGACTTATGGGGTGGAGTATATAGTCAAACATCAACAACATTGATGGAAGGTATATACAACGCAACGAGATGGGGGGTAGACAGTCCAATCAACTGGCAATACGAATCGGGAACACAGCCAAGAACAGTAAAGCCACAGGTGCAATTCTTCCCATTAACAAATATCGACGATGTAAGGCACGAAATACTATCTTACAACCAGACAACACCATATTCAATAAACAGCGCAAACCTAGCACCGTACAAATATCTATTCGAAGAAGGAACGGACGGAATGCCAAATACATTGTGTTCACAAGAGGGACTGGGTATCAAAACACACATTAGCGATATTAACAACAACTGGGTAGATACTACCTATATGGCTAACGTGGCGTCAGCGAGCGCAGTAAGTACAGTAGGAAATAGTTTCACGATAGACAGCTTTCTATTAGCAGAAAAGCTTTACCAAGTATTGCTGCGTGTAGCAGTGAGTGGAGGAACGGTGGATGACTGGATGGATGCAACATACGGGATGAAACCAAGCGGCAAAATGGAAATGCCAATGTTCATTGGCGGTATGAGTGAGGAAGTACAATTCCAAGCAAAATACTCTATGGCAGCAACAGAAGGGCAACCACTGGCCACCCTAGCAGGAACCGGAGGTTTAGGAGGAAACAGAAAAGGAGGGTACGTCCGTATTAACGAAGTGAAAGAGCCGAGTACGTTAATGGTAATAGCATCATTAACACCAAGGGTAGTATACACTCAAGGTAACAAATGGAGCTTAAACTTGGCGAGTATAGACGACCTGTTTAAACCGAAACTAAACGGGATCGGATTTGAAGACCTAATGACGGAAACGTTAGCTTGGTGGGACGTAAAGCATAACGGTACTACGTGGGTGAAAAAGAGCGCAGGCAAGAGGCCAGCATGGAACAACTACAGAACAGCAGTACACAAAGCGTTTGGAAACTTCGCCATACCTAACAATATCATGTATATGACATTGGCGCGAAGATACGAATATGACGAAACAACAGGAATTCAAGATCTAACCAGCTATATCGATCCTAACAAATTCAATTTCATATTTGCGGAAGCAGATTTGAGTGCAATGAATTTTTGGGTGCAAATAGAGTGTGATCTACAACTACAAAGACAGGTAGCAGCAAGGGTAATGCCAAACTTGTAAAGGGGTTTAGTGTTCATGGGATTTTAGGTAAAGGGGGATCGTAGGTCGATTTAATTAGCCTAGTAAACGGCACCCCCCAAACTTTGACAAAAAAAATCAAAAAAATGCGTAGATCAAAACCAGAACGCACAAGCATTCGGTGTAATGACTCCTATGAAGGTGAGTCAATCGAGGAAAAAATGCGACGGGTACGGATGCAAAATGCACCGATTGAAGAAACCGGACAAGGGATTTGGCCGGAGGGAAATGAAATGTTACCACTTCATGATGTAAGGACGGATAGATTCGACCTGGCGTTAGACGCGGCGAATAATACCGAAAGAGCATTGACGGCACGAGGAGAATCAGCGCCAGAAATGCAGAAAGAAGAGGGGAATGTTGGCGCCGGAGACGGTGAGCAAGCACCACCGGACACCAACAAATAAGTACAGACGCGACTTGTTCATAAAACAATCATTAATAATGACTTAAAAAGCGGTACGCGTCTGTACTATATAATCAAGTACGGTGTACCGCTTTTTTAGGAAAAAAGCGGAGCAAAGAAATGGGACCATTCGGAATGATAGCGCAAGCAGGAGCAGACATAGGTCTAGGAATGATACAGC